GAAGGATGATTGATATGAGTAGCCTTATACAATGTATAATCACGGCTATCACCTAGTGTCCAGAATTTCTTTTTTCTTCCTGAATCAGAAAGACCAATGAGTTCTACACCATCAAGAACACGATGAGCAGTAGAAAGTAATTGAGCATATTCAAGAATCATTTTTACGACATGTTTGTCGTTGTGCATTTTAGCGCACAGTTCAGGATCATTGTCTAAATAGAAGATGTTCATTTTTCTTCCTCAAGTTTTTAGTTACCACCATTCCACTCCAAGTTGAGACGTGCTAATTCGTTAATAGTAGCGTCTATATCATGATGTAGAATAGCCGTACCACCTGCAGTACGATATTTTTCTACTACATGCTCGGTGTCATCAACCAAGATATTCCAAGGTGAAGCAAACTCAGCTTTCTTAGATCCACCTGGAACAATGTTAGCTTTGTACATGATACTGTTATTGCGAAGCCAAGCATTCTTTTGGGCGGTCACATACTCATGATGCTTTTGACCACCTGACGATGATAAGATCTCAACTGGAACTTTAAGTTCATGTATGAACTGTAGAAGCTTGTCAGCATTTGGCATTTTAGGTTGTTTTACGAAGTTACCACCAGTAACGTATACATCCCAATTCTTCCAGAATTCTTTCTGACGGCGTTGAACATCAGAAGGTCTTTGTCCAAATATAGATTCGTACTGTGTGGTGAAGTCGGCTATAACACCGTCCATGTCAAGATATATTTTCATAAGTAATTATACCATCACTACGAATTATAGTACAGGCTTATTCCTATTTGGTTGAAAATAATATTCAGAATGTTCTACTTCCTCTTCAGTTTCTTCCGATTGTCCAACCCAATCTGGAAATTGCTCGTCAACGAAATCAAGATGACCATCGAAGTAGAAGCCGCATCCTCTTAGAAATGTTTCAAACTTTTCTAACATTTGAGGTAGAGCAATATCACCTTCAAATTCGATTGTCACAGTTTCCTTTGGAGAGGAAGTATGCATTCCTGTATAACCAGGATATTCTTGCTTAAGTGTATATTTTGTCATTTTACAATATCTCCATTTTCATCGATTTTAGTAACGAATTTACTTACTTTAAGTTCATCTTCCCAGCTTTCTAGATAGTCATTATCTTCATTAAAAACTTGAAGGTATTCTTCTCTATCGATTACTCGATGAGATACGATTTGTTCGCCAAGGTGTTCTTGAGAGAATTCTTCAGCTTCATTCATAGTCACAGTATCAAGCGCCCATTCTTTCTTCCCCTTTGGTACTTCTACTACATAACGCATGCGAAATGTAGATACACATTCAACCATCACTAATTCTGTTTCCATTTCTTTCTTTCTTAAGATCCAAGTGCCATCTTCATTATCAATCCATTCAACAGTATCGCCGATCTTCCACCCAAGTTCATCAAAAATTTTATCACCGAGTGGAAGAATCAACTCACCATTTTCATCTTTTTCAATAGTAACTATAGTCATTTAGTTTGCTCCGCTAACAGTTTATAACCTTTTCCAGTTGGATGCACTCCATCTGAACTCATGTGATTCATAGGCCTAGACAATATGACATCTCCATACTCAACTGCAATTTTTGACATTGCTTCATGAGGAATAGGCTTACGATCTTTTCCAGGATCAATCCAAAAGACACGTTTACCTTTTATAGATTCACGCATCTTTCTGAGTTCCTTTTCCGTTTTAACACCTTTATGATCATTAGCTCCAAGACTAATGATAATAGTTTCACGATAGTTGGCAGCAGCTTCAGAAAGATAATCCTTATTCCACTGCCAACTATTCCAACCACCTTTAGCGTATGCTACGCACTCTTTACGTTGCATAGCTACGCCAACTGCGATACTATCGCCGATAATCATACAATCAATCATACTTCAATATGCTTTAATTCAAAACGATCTGCACGATCTTCGTAGTTAATGTAACCACGAGGATTACAAACAATGCGAGTAGATCCAACCATATAATCAAAATCTTCGTGAGTGTGACCGTGAGTCCATAACTTGATTTGCGGATGATCGAGGATAAACTCTGATAAATCTGAAGAGTAGCCACCATTCATAATTGCTTCCTTAGCATATCGAGGATGAGTAGATAATTTGCTTGGAGCATGATGTCCAGCTACAACAAACTTTTTATCGTGCTTTCCTTCTACGACTGTACGGATATATCCAACAGTATACTTAAAATCTTCTACTGCATCTTCAGGAGAGAAGTGTGCATCACGAGTTTTGAACTCGGCCCGTGTCATTGCACGGCCGTCTTCTCCATAGCGCACTTTTCCGTTCTCGCCTAATAGAGGAACGTAAGTTTTGTATAAAACTTGACGACTTGAATTATCAACACATCGGAAGTCATTCATCATACGTGGCATGGAATGTAGAGTGATAGGATCTTCCTTGTTCATATCAGTCCAAAGAGTTGCACCAATGAAAGTTACATCATCAATAACTTTGCATTCTTTATCGAGAAGATAAACGTTACTAAGCATGTTAGATTCTAACATAGACTTGAGTTTAGTTGCACTTTTGGCAAAGTCACCATTGTAGTGCTCGTGATTACCCATGATATAGACAACATGGGGGAATTGAAAAGAACAACGCTTGAAGAAATCTACAATGCGATTACTACGAGCGCCTTCTAGGATGTTGTGTGGGTCAGGTCGACCAATGTCAGCAGCCACACAGATATCACCGCTGAGAATCAGCACATCAGCGTTCTCAGTGTTTTGTAAATTGATATCACCAAATTCAAGATGAATATCGGATGCTAATGCTATTTTCATAGTAATCTCCTATAGTTAATTATACCATAGTCATGAATATTTGTACAACGATTATTGTTGAATTCTAATCTTAGTGAGAAGAATTCTAATTTGTTCTTGAAGCTCAGGGTTCGATTCATGCGTTTTCAAGTAGAGAAGTTTATCAATGAGAGCTGCTCTTATTATCTTAGCTTCTTCAGGAGTCATTAGTCCCACAGTCCTTCATAGTACTTGCCAAACAAGCGAAATCCATTTGTCATACGTGTTTGATGCGCATCCATACCTTCTCGATCAACTTTGAAAGTATCATTAGGACCACTGCGCATTTCAAAGTATTTGGCATTTTTCTTCTCAACTTCGTTTCCATCTTTGTCGACAGGCACTATCAGCGTATCATGGTTTCCAGAATAATACTTATCAGTCCAATCGCAATCGGGATGTTTCTGTTCGAAGGCCCAGATCATTTCGTCCATGACCCAATCCCAACGCTTGAAGTGATTATCATCAGTATCGTACTCATTTTCTTTAGCAGGAGCACTAGTAGACTTCAATTCTACTGGTACATCCTCATCATCAACGTTCGGAGCACCGTGTTTATTGGTCTTAAGCTGTTTTAGCATTGGAACGATGATTCGAGTAAGGGTTCCATCCATATTCCAAGTGTCATAGCGGTCAATTTTGACGTATGCAACATAGGGATGCACAAAATCGAGGAATTTTTGCCATACGCGGCAAAAAGGCTCTAGGCGATTGGACCATTTTTCGATCATAGGCTCATCATAGTCAATTTCGCGCCAAAAAATCACTTTTTCAAGAATAGTGTAGGGCGAAAGCCAGTGATTTCTGTAATTCGAAAAGTAAATTTTCATTTTTATCCTTTTATAACATTCTAATCAAACCAATAGTATCTATTGTCGTCAACAAGACATAGTTAGTAAGCATCCCAAAAGATTTCCGAGTATAAGCAGCCCAAGCATACATGGCGCAACCAGCAATCCAAGCAGGATAAAGAGCAAGAAGTGGGGGATGAGGGACAGTAAGAGCCATAGTGATAGAGCACCCAATACTAATAGCCCAAGCAAGCAACTCAATAACAAAACGAAACTTATTACTGTACCAGTCATTGCGAATCCATTCAAATGTAGGTCTAAAGAGGTCAATCATTAACCTTTATCTCCACGTTCTATGTCTCTCGGCAACCCACTCGCTGCCATCATATTCCTCGATGTACCAATTCACATCTTCAGGAATCTCGACGATACTAAGTTCGGCGCTATCGCCATTGGCTTCTTCACCTAGCTTCTCGACGATCTCGATTAGAATAGGGTCGTCGCGGCAGAGTTCGCGCGTGTGAAAGTTAGAATAGTATCCCCATCTTTCCCACTTACCAGGATCGATATTTTTCTGCACGCAGTACATGTCTTGAGCCTTTTGCGAAAGACCGAATCCGCCATGGCACGCGTTAATAACGATTTTTTTCATACTTCTCCTCCGTAGTATCTAATGATATTTTTGAGACAATATATCAGTTGATGATTCCTAACAACGTCTTCCTCGTGAAGATACTGCCCGTCCTCAATGTGAGCGCGGAGTTCTTCTTTGAGATAGTCGTAGTGATCCTGAAGACTAAGCCTCGTGATACTTTCAGCAGTGTCGCTATCAATTTCGATTTTTCTATTCATTTGATTTCCATAACGTGAGACGACCCCGCAACACTTAATAAGGTCGGGGGATTTTTATAGTTTATTATATACCATTCTCGATTATTTGTACACCGAATTGATTTGTTTCTACAGCCCAGTGTACTACCTTCCAATCATCAAGCATACTATCATCCGACATCAGATGTGCCTTATCAGCTTGAATCATCATATAGATCCAGTTGCGAGCCCAAGCGCATGCGAGAATTTGTTTCTCAGACCAAGTTTCGACAACATGCTGGCCCTCCTCACCGGGAAATGATATCGTCCAGTACTTCATGGATTCACCCAATAGTTTTCAATGTTAAACTCCACTCCGACTTCTTTTTCTAAGTCTTCATCAGGGATGTCATCTTCGATAGAGTAAACCTCACGAATATACTCATTCCTGTATGCCATAGCTGATTCCTTGGTCTTGAAGACTCCGAGGATATTATCGCGCTCGTAATCATTCTCATCATACTTTGTAAGAATAAATACCTTTTCATTAAGAACAAACTTCATAGTTCAACTCCGAATAATATAAATTACAGTCCAGTGTCTTCAACAAACCACTCATAGATTTCCGTCTTAATCGCTTCCATGATCGCTTGTTTGATAGCTTCTTCTGATGGATCATCATCATGTTTGTACGCTCTACGATATCCGTATTTGATTCCGTTCTCTATTGCCATCTCTAATACTTTATGCGTTTTTGCTTTAATCATGCCATTTCCCTTCAAACCAATGTCTCGTCTAAGGACCCAAATTCGGTTAACTCGTTCTACTTCGTTCATTCTTCAACTCCTAAATTAAACATCCATTGCACATTGACGTGTCCGCTCTTCATCACAATCACATAGTGTTTCATAGTCTCCGTGAATTTCTTCTGCATACGGACATGTGTGGAGATTGGAATCTTGAACAGGATCTTCACGCTCTGCTATTCCGAAATGTTCGAGAACATATCGACCAATAGAGTCGTGTGCATGGTTCTGTTGATGGATTGTTGCAATGTCAGCGCATTCCTGAATAATCAACTCGGCAAACTTTTCTTTATTAAATTCACTGTTAATCCAATGGCCAAATTCATCTTTAACATCATTGGTAGCCTCTCTAGCAAGTTCTTTAATTCGTTCATTCATTTTACTATCTCCATAATCATTATAATACTGGGTAAACTGAAACACACGGCCAGTGCCCAAAACAAACTGCTTCGATACCAAGGCACATACTTAATGTTCAATACTTTGCACAGTTCCTTTTCGGACATCTTGCTCACATCAATGTAATGCACCGTTCTTCCGTTCATTCTTCAACTCCGAAATGTT